AAAGCAAAAGGAATGCTTAAAGTATTTATTAGACGATAGCACTAAAGAAGTATTATTTGGTGGTGCAGCAGGAGGTGGAAAATCTTGGGTAGGTTGTAGTTACTTAATTACTATGTGCCTAACATATCCTAAGACTAGGTATCTAATGGGGAGGTCTAAATTAGACGCATTAAAAAAGACTACACTAAATACATTTTTTGAAGTATGTACTGCTTGGAATTTAAAAGCTATAAAGGACTACACCTTTAACGGTTCAAGTAATGTGATAACCTTTTACAATGGTTCTGAGATAATCTTAAAAGACTTGTTCTTATACCCATCAGACAGAAACTTTGATAGCTTAGGTTCACTTGAAATAACAGGAGCATTTATTGATGAAGCAAATCAAGTAACTGAAAAGGCTAAAAATGTAGTAGCTTCAAGGCTTAGGTATAAACTTGACGAGAACGGTTTAATTCCTAAACTCTTGATGACTTGCAACCCTGCTAAGAATTGGGTGTATTCAGAGTATTACAGACCTGCACAAGATAATACAATAAAGCATTACAGGAAGTTTATCCAATCATTAGTTATAGATAATAACTATATTTCTAAGCATTATGAAACACAACTATCACAATTAGACGAACTAAGTAAGCAAAGACTTCTATTTGGTAATTGGGAGTATGACGCAACTGCTGATAGTTTAATAGATTATAATTCTATAATGGGAATGTTTAGTCAGAAAGGAATAGAAGGTGATAAATACATAACTTGTGATGTAGCACGATTTGGAAGCGATAAGACGGTTATAATGCTTTGGCAAGGGCTTCACATTAGATATATAAGAACATTGCTTAAATCGGCTGTAAATGAGGTTGTGGACGAAATAAAGAAACTACAACAAGAGAATGGAGTTAATCTTAGAAATATTATAGTAGATGAGGACGGAGTTGGTGGAGGTGTAAAAGATTATCTAAGATGTCAAGGGTTTACCAATAACGCAAGAGCTTTAAAAGGTGAGAACTATCAGAACCTAAAGACGCAATGTTATTACAAATTAGCTGACCAAATAAACAAAGGACAAATTGGAGTAAGTTGTTCAGATGTAAATGTAAAGAATTACATAACGGAAGAATTGGAACAAGTAAGAACTAAGGACGCTGACAAAGATAACAAGTTGCAAATAATTCCTAAAGATACAGTCAAAGCAATTTTAGGTCGTTCTCCTGATTATGCAGACGCTTTAGCTATGCGAATGTATTATGAGATAGATAGCAACTTTGGTAAGTATTATGTACAGTAAACTAAATCGTTAAACTAAAAACAACAAATTTCTATTATATAACAGATGAAAGTAAAAGTCAAAAAGGAAGGTAAGGTAAAAGAGTTCAAATTGATTAACAGTTGGGAAGATGTAACTCTTGAGAAATGGTTGCAACTTATTGATTTTGAAACAGGTAGTAAGACTGAAGAAGCAACTGAAACAATAGCAGCGTTATCTAACATTCCAAAGCAGTTAGTAAAGGAATTAGCTTTATCAGATGTAGCAGTTATAATGAGCAGGATAGCAGAGCTACAACAAGAGCAAGATACAAAGCTAAAAAGGATAATTGAAATAGATGGTATTGAGTACGGCTTTCATCCTGATTTGGATAGTATAACATTAGGAGAGTATGCAGACTTAGAAACATTTATTAAGGGTGGAATAGAAAAACATTTACCTGAAATAATGGCTGTGCTGTATAGACCGATAAAAGAAAAGAAGAATGATATTTATATTATTGACGCTTATGATGGAGACATACGGCTAAGGACAGAAGAAATGAAAAAGATGTCAGCTCAACAAGTGCAAAGTGCATTGGTTTTTTTTTACACTTTAGGGAAGGAGTTGTCAGAGATTTTGCCATTGTATTTGATGGAGCGGCTGAAGGAAACGAAGACGCAATAGCTTCAGAAAGCTTTGCAGATAAATGGGGATGGTTTGGTGTGATGTATAGATTAACAAATGGTGAGATAGTAAACTTAGAAAGAATAACGAATTTAGGACTGTTAGAGTGCTTGACTTGGTTAAGTTATGAAACAGACTTAAACTCACAAAATAAAGTAAAAAGAAATGGTGAATAATAAGACTTATAATAATGTAGTAAACACTTTGCTTAGACTAGGCGAGTATCACGAACAGATAAGCACTACTTCAGTTGGAGACATTTATGACATCAATCTTGAGAAGATGGAGAAGTTTCCATTAATGCACGTAAATCCAACATCAGTTGAAACAGGTGATAGTCAATTGACATATAACTTCCAAGTGTTTATTATGGATATGGTATCTGAAAAGTCAGATTGGCAAACTAAACAGCACGAGCTTTTAACTAAGCTTGTAAACACTGAGAATAACGAACAGGAAGTATTCAATCAAACACTAGCTATTTGTACAGATATTATAGGTATGCTAAGACATAGTTCAAGACAATCAATAGAAGGGGTTAATGATATAAACGAGCCTATCTACTTTACACAAGACCAATTTACAATAGAGCCGTTTCAAGAAAGGTTTGATAACTTATGTTGTGGGTTTGTATTTAATATAGGTGTATTAGTTCAGAATGATTTTCAGACTTGTAATATTCCTGTAAATACAAGTGGTGCAGGTTACTAATGCTAAAGTTCAAGATAGGAAGACTAATAGTTCAAATAGGATGGAAGAAATTTAAAATAACAATAAAATTATAAAATGGCAGATTTAACAACAACAATCACAGAAAACGTAGTGCTAAACGGCTCAGTCAGAGGTTCTACTAATACTTTAACAACTACAGGCATAGTTGATGTATTTGAAAGGATATTAACTTGCACTCACACGCAGACTACAACAGTAGCAGTATTTAATTCAACTCCTCACGGAGCAGATGGAGCTTTAGATGTAGAGAACTGTAAATACTTAAGAATAACTAATTTGAGTGATGACCAAGATATGAAAGTAGCTTATGTAACAGCAGCTACTAATTATCAAATAACAGTAAGAGCAGGTGGTTCACATATCTTATTCCAAGCTGAGGAAGCATTAATTGGTGAAGAAGATGCATCTCCTGCATTTCCTACATTAGAAGATTTAGTTACTGTAGAGGTAAGACCTTCAGCAACAACTGATGTTCAAGTAGAAGTCTTTGCAGCACTAGTGTAATGAATACAGAAGCTCTTGAAAGATACCTTAATAGCTTTGGAAAACAAGTAGTAAACAGAGCAAAAGGAAATTTACAAAAAGCTAAAGGCGGTGGCACTAATTTAGAAAAGTCATTAAGCTTTAAAGTAATTACTTCTCCTGAAGGTTTTAGTGTACAATTCTATATGGATAGCTATGGTACTTTTGTAGATAAGGGAGTTTCAGGAACAGAAGTTAAAAGAAGTTTTAAAGACTATAAGGGTAGAACAATTTCAAGTCCTTATAAGTACACTACAAAACAACCACCTAGCAGAGTGCTTGATAAGTGGATAGTAAAAAAAGGAATTGCTCCAAGAGATGAAAAAGGTAGATTTATGTCTAGGAAAAGCATATCTTTTTTAATAGCTAGAAGCATTAAGAGAAAAGGAATACAAGGAATAAGTTTCTTTCAGAAGCCTTTGATGTTAGGTTTAAAGCAGTTTGGAAAAGAAATGTTAGGAGCAGTAAAAAATGATATCATTAACGGATTAACAACAGTAAAATAAATGGCAACACTAATAGAACAAAAACCTTTATATCCTCAACTTCCTGTAGGGCAAGAGGTTATTTTTGTAGTATCAAATAATACAATAGTAGCTACACAAACAAATGTAAGATTTATTGCTGATGTTTATATAAGCGATAATACTCCAAGTTCAATAACTACAACTTCAATTCCTACAGCTACATTTAAAACAACTCCTAACAATGCAGGAGTAGGAATATTTGATTTTAAGCAAGTAGTTGAAAATTATGTTAGTGCTGATAATATGGCTTACAATCAAAGTAAGTATAAAACAACAGTCACAAGTGATGACACACCGCACCCTATTCATTTGATTGATAAATACTCAAGAAATAAAAAAGCTGCTAGATGGCTGACTATTCAGTTTAAAACACAGTATTTAGACCAAGACCCTACTTCTTCTACATTTGGGCAAATAATTACACCTGAAACTTTATTTACAGTATCAGTTGATTATCAGATGTTTAATGGTTATTTAAAATACTCAGACATTCTTACAATGGGTACAGGTGCAACTGCTAATAACTTTGGATATGATTTGAGTAACTTTAATTTGTTTTCACAAACAGATAGCTTCTT